ATGCCAAATCAGCAACTGGCCCGGTGCAGTATGGGCAAACGCCCTTTCCAATTAAGTGACCGGCTAATTTTTTTCGAATTTCAAAATGACAAATATTGCAGACGACTGTTATGTTTGAATGAGCGGTTTTGTATTCTGAAGCGATTCTCGAGAAGTCAAAATTACAGTCATATATTTTACTGAGGCGGAGGAGTGCCAGGTTCATTGGAATTTTATTCGCAGCGCCGATATTGCACCGCACACATCCGGCCTTTTGAGCTATATGGTTATATGGATTTTGCTTGAATACCCTACAGCAACGATTGCATATAATCTGCACGGGCGTATCTACGTTTTTAAAGGCGCCTACTACCAAAGTATAGTCGTACAATTTTCCATTCAGCTGCCGTGCTGCTGATATAAATTTATCCTCCCGAAACTGTCTGGATAACTGAAACGTCGTCGTTCCCGTCGCCCTTTTATTTCCCCGCATCGTCATCAATTACTTGTTCTACTCGTCTTCGGAGACATCATCTACCTGAGCAGTAATTGGTTTTGGCGCCGCAATCTTGCGCGATATGTAATCGGCCATAACAGCGTCAAGTATTCCGTCCTTATTTTCCTCGTAGTGCTTTTTAAACATCTTCTTCTTAGTTCCATCTAGAAATTCATAGACGTAGCTATTGCCTTCTTTACTGAGCAGGCCGCGGGACTCAAATAAGTCAAACAATCCTGTGTATTTGCTCATGCCGCCGTAATACGGAATTTTAATCTGAGCTGTTTCAAATGGCTTCGCATACCGTGTCTTCATAATCTTTACGGCCGCCCGGATACCATTTACTGTTTTAGTCTTATTTCCGTCTTCGTCTTCCTTTAACTTCAACTTCTTCATCGCCACAACAATGCTACTCGCATAAATCGCGCCCTGGCCGCCTGTAATCACATCGTCCGGGTTGAACATATCCTGAGATGCATATGTATGTGCCGTGCATAATATGCCAATTTCTACATGCGAAATTTTATTCACCAAGTTCTTGACTAGTGCCTTAAGCGCCTTCGGAACCCGACCCATATCTCCCTTCAGCTCGCCACGGCTGAATTGGTCGACGTCAGTTTGACTCAAAAGCATTGAAAGACTGTCAATTACAACTAAAATCTTCTGCTGCTGGTCCTCGGGCTGTTCCTTGTACTGTTTGATAAAGGCATCTAATGTTGAGGCGACATCATCAATCATGCACATACTCAACTTCAGAAGCTTATCATCGGATGTATCTACACCGAGACCATGCAACCACACCTCGTCTAGTGCATTTTCTGTATCAATTAAAATAACGAAAATTCCCTGATCCTGAGCAGCTTTCACAACCGTCCCGGAACAAACATAAGACTTGGCGGCGCCAGATTCTCCAGCAAACATTGTTACCTTTGATAAGGGCACACCCTTGAAAAAATCGCCGCTAATCAAATAGTTTAGCGTATAAGAACCGGTATCAATCCAGGTCTTAGGATCACGAAATCCCGCGCTAATTCCAGGAATACTTTTGGTAAGGCTTTTGCGGAACTTGGCCGCATCAAATGGACGTACTGACATATCTACCCTCTATTTTGGTTATATGACATAACGAATATTGGAGCGAGATGTCTCGCTCCAATATTATTTCGTATATGGCTTACTTGTTGCGGTTGCGGATTTTGGCTAGAATATCTTCTGCCTTTGAACTGCCAGCAGATTTCGAAGCAGCCTCAGTTACAGTCGAAGTGATTGGTGCAGATGCCTTCACGTGGTCTGTATGCTGTGGTGCTGCCTGCTCGGTCTTGTTACCAGGCTGCTCGGTCTTGTTTCCAGCCGGTACGTCGACATTATATGGCTTGAAATACGCACCCCATCTATCCAAATCATAAGCCTGGCCGGCGATACTGGCTTCGAACATCTCAACCATTGCCTTGAGCTCAACTTCTGTTGGCTTCTTCGGCAAGAATGTCGAAAGGTCGAATAGACCGTGCTTCTCGATTGCATCACGTTCGTCCTGTGTTAGCGGCGATTCCTTACGTGCCCACTTGCTGGACGTGTAATCGGCATATGCACCCTTAGCGGTCTTGGAAATGATGAAATCCAACCCCCTGGTGTAATCGGTTGGCATCTCTTCCATTTCAGGGTCCATAAGAGCGGACTTAATGAGCGTGAAAATTTGCGGATTAATAACGAAGCGACGGATTGGATTCTCGCGTTCCTTACTGGCGTCTTCACCAATTGGATTCTCGCGAACGAATCCAGACATCAAATAGGACTTCTTGCTCCAATACTTCGATGCCGTGTCCTTAAGAGAAACATCGTTCCACATCGGTCGGACCTGTGCTAGAATCGGGCAAGCCTCACCCCACATCTGAATGCACGGTACTTTAATTGTTAACTTCTTACTGTCAATTTGACCCTTGATTCCTGGGAACTCCAGGTTAATCAGGAGTCGTTCCTGCCAAAAGAAATCGTTCTTAGTGTTGCCGTCCGGAACGAACCGGACTCGAGCAGAGCTATTCTCCGCAATGTTCCAATGCGGATATACTCCGTTCTCTGCAAAATTACCTGTTGCTCTTTTATCGGATGCTGCTAGACGTGCGCGGATTTCTGCTAGTGTGGCCATTTTTGTTTCTCCATAATTGTTTTCCCATAATTGGAATCCATAATTGTTTGCTATAATTGAGTTGCTAAGTATCCCAATGATTGGGTAGCTAGTAATATCACTTACTATTTCTACTTACTCATTGATTATACATATCTATTTATGCCTAGGTCAAGACAAATCTAGACAAAATTGTCTAGCTAGAGTTTCTTCTTATCCATTCTGATGAATGACTCAATGATTGAATTGTTGCCATTATCCTTGCCACACCCAACAAACTTCTTCGCCAAAGTCTTTGACTTACTCTTCGGGTCACCACCTAGAATTGGTCCGGGTGACGATACTTTGTCTTTTGCTCGCAATACGTTTGGTTCACTGAACGACTTGTTAGAACCCAATAATGACTTACCTTCTTTAACCGGACCCAAGTCACGAGCAGCCGGAATGCCGCTTTCGATTTCATCATCGTCGATATCCAAGTCGTCTGCATCACTGTGTTCAGCTGCGTTGGCCCCTAAGTCTAAATCATCTAGCCAGACCAATGGAGTTTCGTGATCATGTGGATCGACTGTAAATTTACTATCGAATACCTCACCAGTTAGCGGATTAACTCTCTTCGCATCGCCCAGAAAATCATCTGCTTGCCTATCTTCTTCGTCATCTAACTCGTCGATATCATCTGCATCAGCATCAGCATCTATATCTGCATCGATGTCTTCATTGTCATCAGAATCGTCACTAGTGATGTCATCATCTATGCTGTCACCGGATAGTGCGCTGAAATTACTTGCATCATTATACTCGTCATCAGTGATTGCTTCAGAGGCAATCTCTCGCTTCTGGCTGTAATCTAGCTCATCCCATAGCTTCTTGGTCGCACCTTCTGGCCAGAATGTGTCGATCGCCATTGATTTTGCCTCATCGTTCGATACCTTGCCGTCGTTCGCAGCCATTGCATCTGGTGCGATACCTTCCCAATGGTCTCTTAGCGCGTCAATTAAACTCTGCTTCGAATCGTCGTCTATGTTGATATCTTCCTTTAGTTTCTTTGACTTGCGAGCCGCATCTTCATTCAGCTTAATTGGCTTCCAACTAATGCACGATGCCTTCTTCATATGCTCGCCATCATGCGTTTCGTTTGGAACTTCACATGTGCCTAGAATGTTGCCTTGTTTTGTTTTCTTATATATCGAACGGTCTGCGGCGCCGCTCTCCGGGGCTTTGCAAATTCCCCATTCAGTTAATTTCTTCGCACCCTTTATTTTCCCGTACTTAATGTTCGCCCACGCATTCGACCAAGCGCCAAGCTCTGTTTTGGCGGAGCCAATAACTTCAGGATGCGGCGGGCGGAGGGCCGATAGAACATTATACTCCCCCGCGGAATTCATTGTTACATATGGTTCGGGCACATAGTGACTGCAATGCTGTTCATCGGTAAATCCGGAGGTATCAACGTCTTCAGTCAACTCATCATCCGTCT